TCTTTTACCTGCTTCAACAATCTTACGTTGTAAAGCATCAACTACTTCAGTTGTTTCATACATCATAACAGCATCAGGATTATCATACTTATCATATACATACTCTCTCAATGATGTAGAAGTACGTGGCCACTGTTCATGGTAGTTAGTTATATCATTCGCAATCATGATAGTCCAACCATAATCTACTCTCTCATAGTAATTAAATGAGATAGACTCTGGTGTGTCTCCTGCCTTAATGAATATGGTATCAAATAACACAACAGATGAAAGATAGTCATCTCTTATGTCATTTCTTCTCCATAAATTTTTCGCAGTATAAACCTTCGGATCTAAAATTTGATCCGTGTAGTTGTATATTACGTTGGGTGATCTCTCGAATAAACTCATTAGAATGTACCTGTTTCTAGATCTGATTGAGTAAGTACAGTTGTCTCTGTAAATGATAGGTTAACTGTCTGTAGTGGTAACTTACCATCTTTGGTAGTTACAAAATTATTACTAGGAGTAGAGTTAACTGATAGTGAAGTCAAAGCACATAGCTTAGATCTTGGCATCATTGGATGAGGTATACCACTCTGTATTAACTTACCATCCTCGTCTACAGCACCGAACCATGGTTCTAACATAAAGATGTCTGGGAAACCTAGAACACCACCTGTACCTTTGGCAGTTGTTGTTGGATGCATCCCTGTCTTAAATCCATTGATAATTCTGTCTATATCATCAGCCTCGTTCTCATCACGAGCAAAGAACTCAAAAGATAGAGTAAATGATCTGGGATTCATTCTACTGAACATAGTAATAGCATTTTCATTAGGTGCTAATCCTGCTAGTCCTAAAATATTATTTGTTGATAAACTATCAGTTGAACCTAAAGGGTTAGTCGCTCCTTTAAAAGCAGCACCTAGAACTGAAGACGCATTCAGTCCCGAACCACCACCTAGAGCACCTAAGAATTCTCCACTCGTTGCTCCAACTAATTGACCTGCTACATTTAGAGCTGCTGAACCAGCACCAGTCAATGCCATCTGACCTAGAGCAGCAGGAGAATCTAACAGTCTAGCCATGGTTCCTAGTCTAAACTTATTACTCCAGTCTGCACCATACTCATATTGAAATTCATTAGGCATTGGTAGGAAGTACACACTGGATACAGCGTCCTTAGATTCCACTGCCTTATTTTTTATAGCTGCTAACTCCTCTGCTGATTTTATTTCAGTTCCGTCTCCTAACTTCCTAGGGAACTCAATATTACTATAGTCTCCAGCTTTAACTTTCTTCGCTTTATCACTCGCTTTTTTAGCACCACTTCTACCTTGACCTGATCCTGATCTTAGTTGATCCTTAGCTAATGCTTCGACATTCTTTTCAAATGCTTCCTTATCACCAGCACCTGTTGAAAAGTTTCCATAGGTAAACTTTACAGTACCAGCAACCATATTCTTAGCTCCTGTTACGAGAGCATTGCCACCAATAGCCGCTTCAGGACCTTGCATCCCGTTTTCTCTTGCTCTCTTGAGACCTTCATGGTACTCAAAGCGAGTGATCTTCATGTATGAAGCAAGAGGTATTGTTTGTAATCCTCTAGGATATGCTTTCTGCTCTCCTCTTAGGACTCTATTGCCAGCCATTATCTGTTTGTATGAAAATGTTCTAAAGGTAGTTGACTCATTGCCTGCATATCTTCCTCTGGTATCTCGAAAAATAAGTTGTCGGCATTCTTAGGTATGTAGTAGCGAAGTGTCTCCATAGGAGCTTCCTCTCTATTTAGTGACCCAAGACGAGCTTTTACTCTTAGGAAGTGAATGTTCATGCCTAACAGTCTATCCTTCTTGATTTCCATGAGTTTTATTAACGGGTACTCGTCCCATTTCTTTAAACTATCTCTGTATTTTGGGTCATACTCAAAGAAATACCACTTACCTACCTCTGGTTTGTCTGTAGCATTGTCGTAGAGTGCGTTAAATATTTTCTCTCTGAGCTGTGTTTTACTTACCTTACTTCCTTTTAGACTTTGGAGAAGGGTAGTTAATTCTGAGCTCTCGTTCTGTGATGATTCTGAATTCCCATCGTCTGTCTCGGCAGAATTCCTGAGCTGCCCTCCACTTTGCATCGTTTTTAGCATACGTCATGACCTCCGCTACGTATCGTCGAGTTTGTTTCTTCTGAGGTTTAGGTGCTTCAGTTTGTTTCTTGGGCTTAACCTCTACCAAATATTCTTTTGTTCCGTCTGATTCCTTGATCTTAACCCAGAAGTCTGGGAAGTATCGGTGCATCCTGTTGTCAGTAGGGCACTTGTATGGTATTACTATCTCCTCTGATGACCAACTAAGAACTTTCTTATCTGAATCGCACCAAGTCATGAACTTGTGCTCCCATCCAGAACGATATACTACATTGGTAGGATCGCCCTTATACTTCTTATAGTTCTTAGGTTTGAATTTACCTTGTTTTAGAGACATAAATAAAAATACCACACCATACAGTGTATTTATGGCACTCAAAAGCGTTACAACATTTTTAGCAGATCTACAGAAGAAGGGAGGACCTAGTTCTACCAACCAGTTTGATCTGGAGTTTGCTTGTGGAGCCAAGTTAAATGCTTTTCTTCAAGAGAACTATGGTATCATTGGTACAGAATATAATAACCTCATGGTTGATCTAGTCAATGAGGCACAGATACCTGGTGTATCACTAACAAGTCAGGATGTAAAGCAAGTACATAAGGGCATCAATATGAAACCTGCTATGGCAAAGGTATATAATGAGATGGATTTCTCTTGTATACTTGATGTCAAGTCAGAAGCATTTAAGTTCTTCACAGCATGGCAACACTTCATACAAGGTGCTGATGTTGGTGATCCTGGTGTTCTTTCAGGTAAGTCTGAAGCAAGAGCATTAGCACAACACTACTATAATGACTATACATGTGATACAATAATAAAGAAGTACGAAAAATTTTCACCCGACAAAAACGCTAACGAAGAAACACAGTTCCATGTGTTCACTGTACAGTTGCGTAAATCATATCCTTATATGATGTCATCTATACCCTATAGTTCAGCAGGATCTGGAGTTGTTAAGTTAAGCATAGGTATGTACTATGAATATGCTGAGTACACACCATTCAAGTTTAATCAAAGAGCACTCTTTAAAGGCTGATATATAATATATACGGACTAATTTATTATGCCATTACCTGATATTGTTACTCCAACCTATGAGTTGGTTGTACCTTCAACTAAAAAGAAATTAAAATATCGCCCCTTCCTTGTTAAAGAACAGAAGATTCTGATCCTAGCACTAGAAGAGAACGATAGTGCTCAAATACTAGAAGCAATTAAAGTTATATTCAAAAACTGTATTAATACTAGATTCAAGATGGAGGATCTCTCTATCTTTGATGTTGAATATATCTTCTTACAACTACGTGGTAGATCTATTCAAGAGACTATTGATGTAGAAGTACCATGTGACGATGACCCTGAGACTAAGGTTCCAGTGTCATTCCCCGTTGATGCAGTCAAAGTCAACTTCCCCAAGGGACATGAGTCTGAAATCAAACTGAATGATGACATACTGGTCGTGATGAAGTATCCCAACTTGGATTACTTTACTAAGGTGAATTTTACAGAAGAAGAGACTGACCCATACGAGTTAGTCGCTACATGCATCGACAGAGTATACAATAAAGGAGAAGATTGTGGATCATTCACACCTAAAGAAGCTCAAACTTGGCTTGAGAAACTTACTAACGACCAGTTTGAAAGTATCCAAAACTTCTTTGACACTATGCCTACTCTTCGCCATGATGTTACAGTTACTAATCCTAACACAGGGGTTAAAACTAGTGCAAGTATCGAAGGACTGATTAATTTTTTCGGATAGCCCTATTCCAAGAGGGGTTAGCAAGATTCTACACAACGAATTTTGCCTTGGTGCAACACCATAAATATACTCTGAGTGACATAGAAAATATGATCCCTTGGGAGCGTGACATTTACGTCAATATGCTTGCTAAGTGGCTAAAAGATGAGAGAGATCGTATAGAAAAGGAACGTCAGAAACGTAAATGAGCAAAAAGTCTCGTCTAAGCAACATTTTTGGGTTAAAGCTCTTGCCTGTATCAGGTGAGATGACTTCGACAGCCAAGAGTATGCTCGACCAAGAGACAGAGTATCTTGATTATCTGAGGAATAGGAAGAAGTTCTTCGTCATGACTCAGATACAGCAGACTAGAGTACAGGTAGTAAAGAAAAGAAAGAAGAGGAAGAAAGACGAGAACAGAAGAGGTGGCGGTGGTGGTATATTTCCTCCGTTTGGAAGAAAGAAGAAGAAGGTCAGAGTTAAGAAGTCTCTCAAAGAGAAGGCGAAGCAGTTTGGTAGGATAAAAGGTAAGAAAGCTAATAAGAATATTAAGAGCACATTAGAGAGAACTTTCAAGAGACCCTCTGCTGGACCTGGTGGTGCTAATAAAGTATCACCAACAAAAAGACCTATAAAGATGCCTAAGAAGGCACCGAAGTTGCCTACCTTTGCGGGAAGAAGTGGCACGTCAACATTGGTGAAACCCAAATCTGTTACTAAACAAATTTCTAAAGTAATACCTCCAGCAGCAAGGAAGAAGGTTGTTGAGAAAGTGATGTCGGTAGCAGGTAAGAAAACACTAGCGAAAACAGGTGCTAAGACAGCAACCAAAGTTCTTGGCAAAACAATGATCAAGACAGGAGTAAAGAAAATACCTATCTTAGGTGCGATAGCTGGACTAGGGTTTGGTGCTCAAAGACTTCTAAGTGGTGATCCAGTTGGTGCTCTCATGGAAGTAGCATCTGGTGTTGCATCAACAATACCAGGTGCTGGTACTGCCATATCAATAGGAATAGACTCAGCACTGATAGCAAAAGATCTTGCACCAAAACAGGCAAAAACATGTCTGAAGGATGGTGGTGAAGTCAGTTCACCTACACAGGCACTGATCGCTGAGGGTGGTGAGCCTGAACTTGTTGTACCACATTCTAAGTTGGGTCCTGTATTCCAGAGTCTTTTAAAACAAGTCGGTACTATATTGACAGACGTAACCACGGGGTTCCTGTCTACACTTCCCGTACCAACTGCTGCATCGTCAGCAATATTGGGTGAGTCAGCTAAACTAGCAGCAGTATTTGGTGGTACGTCAACACGAATGTCAGTATTCAAGGGTAGTAAGATAAAGAAAGCAGCAGCAGGATTCCTCAAGAGAATGGGTGGAGGTGCACTGAATCTAGCTAAGGGAGCAGTAGGCATGACACCTATAGGTATGGCAATGGGTATGCTAGGTAGTCCAGCTAAGGCAGATGGTATAAAAGAAACATTTAGAAAGAGAAAAGTAATTAATAAGATGTCAAACGTCAATGGCGTAATGACTTCATCATCATGGGATTCAGACACTGCTAAACAATATGGAAACTTCCCAGTCACTGATGTCTATGGTTCAACTGAAGGAAGATCAAAACCTCATGGCGGTGTAGATTTGGGTACACCCGTAGGCACACCCGTAGGATTTACTGAGCCAGGTGAAATTCTAGCAGCTGGTAAGTATGGTGGATATGGCAACATGATGGATGTCTGGTTACCAGCCGCTAAGGTTCAAATGCGTATAGCACACCTAAGTAAGTTCGTTAAAAGAACTGGTGAGTTTATAGCTGGAGAGAAACTTGCTGAAACTGGTGGAGCAGTCGGTGATCCTGGTGCTGGTAGTTCCACAGGACCACACCTTCACTTTGAAGCAGATAGTAAGAAGAACTCTACTAGATATGGTGGAGCAGGTAACCCTATGCCTTACGCTCCTCTATTATCATTCAGTGCTGTTGAACCTCCAAGTGGTAAGGATGGTAAAGGAGGTATGGGTCTTGGTACATCTTATGGTTATCCTTTGACAAATACTATCAAGTGGCCATCTAGCGGTGGATCCATGGGAGGTCCTAGTCTTGCACCTAGTGGAGGTGAAAGCACTGGTACTATCAAACAACCGATGATGATACCTATACCATTTTCGATTGAGATCCCTGTACCTGTTGAGGTTACAAAAATTATTTCGGAAAAATCTAAGTCAATTAAGGCATACGGTATAGATTCCTTCTCAGGCAAATATGGTGAGTTATGAGTAATAAATTTCCAAGTATAGACACAGTACATGAGACACTAAGCGACTTAACCAAGTTGTTTGAGGATCGTAATGCGATACTTAACTCTATGTTTAAGGAGGATAAGTATAAGGACTTCTTATTAGCAGAAAATGTACAGAGTCTTGTTGAGGCAGACAAAAGAGATGACGCAGCTGGTGGTAAGATAAGAAAAGACTTAGCAAATGGCTATGAGATATTAAAAGCTAAGACAAACATGCAGAAGTTTGCCAACTTCATATCACCTGGCATGCTACCAACACTCGACTTAAGTGATCAGGGTGACTATGATGAGGACGACCTTGATTATGAAGATGATATGTATGACAGTGATACATCATCACCAGCACCTGAGAAAGGAGAGAAAGGTGACAAGGGTGATGCTGGTGCCGACGCACAAGAAACTGTACTTAAACCACCTAAAGAGAAGAAGAGGAGAGTATTCAGTTGGGAAAATCCTAAGAGTAAGAGTGATCTAAAATTAGCAGAGGGTGGTGCTGTAGCTCCATCACCTATGATGAACTCCCTGAACCCTAGTTATCAGAGACCTGAATCAAAATCAGGTGTCAAGTCACTAGAGAGCTTAGGACTGGTAGGTAAGAAGAACGTTGCTAAGGAGTTGACTGAGGACTTAGGACTAGAAGAATATAAGAAAGCACTCGCAGATGCTATGGCATTACCACTCAAGGCAGTGGCAGCTGGATTAGCAGGATTGATGGACAACATTGATGTGCCAGGTGGTGAGGGAGCAGCGATTGAAGCACAAACAAGTAGTGTAGCAAAAGCATTTGATATTACAACATCAAAGAAGAAGAAGAAAGATAAAGAGAAAGAGGATAAAGGAAATCCACTGTTAGGTATTGCTAAGATGCTTCTACCTTTTGGTTTGGGAGCAAATAAACCAAAACCCAAGGTAGAGAGACGAGTAACTACATCAAATATAACGAATGATAATGGCGTAATAAGTTCAGATAGCTCAGACACAGGATTCTTTGATGTACCACAGGGAGGTCCTACGCAACTAACTCCTCATCCAGGCACTTTGATGGGTTGGGGTGGTGCGTCGCATGAAACAAAAGCACCTGATCAGTTGTCATCACAGGGTGATACTAGAATGGATTCTATCAAGAATTCTATTAGTAATATCACACAGGGTGCAAAAAATATGTTTATGAAAAATACCACTGTAGGTAGAGCAGCAGGTGCTGCTAGTGGATTCATAACTAAAATGTTAGGTAAGGTACAACCAGCTAGCGAAGGTAGTCAATATGAGAGACAGGATATTAACGGACTAACTAATCAAGTTGTCAATAATAATGAAGTGATGCTGCATGAGAAGACTCAAATGATAGTACAGAATGAAAAGACCGAAGGTGGTAGAGCAGCAGCAACTAAGATGAGAGCATTGTTTGCTGAAATGTCAAAAACCCAGAAGAAAAGTATGGGTAATGCATCACTCGCACCTACAGAGATTAGAGTCAGTAAATACCTTACAGCTAGTCTTGTCACCACTCATGGAGGAGAGACACCTCACGACTTATGAACGGAAACTTTGAGCTAATAGACCTGAAGATAGGGGTATCAACCTATGACTCTGACCTGAACACCACGGGTATCGTTGTACACCCGTTTAACCTCAATCAGTTGATGGAGTTACATTACTACGAGGACATCACTAAAGCAAATGTTTTACTTGTTTTGAAAATGAATGACACTAGCACTGGTTTGTTATCAAAACTCATGGGTATGGAACCTATTGACATCTCATGGAGTGATGGTCAAGACAATGTAATTACATATAGCATGATCATATACGACATACAAGATCGTATGATAATTGATGGTAAGCAGTCACAGGCAACAGTATATTGTGTCAGCCCAGATGCAGTTAAGAATAGTGCTACTAAGATATCAAAGAGATTTGGTAAAGGTGGTGGTAAGTTCACACATGATATAGTACAAGAGATTATAGCTAAAGATTTGAGATCAGATAAGTCAGTTGATGTAGATCCATCACAGACTCAGTTATCTTTCGTCAGCCCATACTGGGATCCATATACTATTATCTCATGGTTAGCATGGAGATCTATACTACAGTCGCCAAGTGGTAAACCTAGTGCTGGATACTTATTCTATGAGGACAGGGATGGCTACCATTTCAGAGCGATGGATTCTCTAGTCGATCAGGACACGACAAGAACTATCAATGTCAATCTAGAGTCTGACGAGGAAGAAAGCGATGACATTAATATAGAGGGATTCACAGTGGCTGGTACATCAGATATATTTCGTGGTTTAAATCTAGGTAGTTATGCTAGCACCACATTTACATTAGACATGAAGGACTTTAAATATGATGAGATTCCTTTTTATGTCAACGACTTCTATCCTAATATGAAGAAATTGAATCAAACATCCCTACCAGAGTTCTATAAAAGATTTGGTAGTGAAGAGAACAAAGGTAAACCAACTAGAATTATGTCTAAGGTCATGGACACAGCTATGTACACAGAGGGTACATACACACAAGACTTGACACGACAACTCAGTCAGTCTATGGTAAGAAATCAATTCTTCTTTAACCAATCAGCAACGTTTGATTATGAAGGAAAGCAAGACTTATATATTGGACAGGTTGTACAAGTCAACAAGAATGACTCTAGATCAGGTGAGTTAGATCTTGAGGTCAGTGGTCGCTACATAGTAGGCAAGATCTATCGGGCTTTCTTGACCGAGAGAGATGCTATGTCTACAAGAGTCACACTATACAGAGATAGTTTAGGATGAATTTAGAAAGTGCTGCTCATGCCATCGGTAAAGATGGATTTAACTGGTGGATAGGACAAGTCGAGAACGACGGGTCAGATCCAGACCATGATGGTACGCAGCCAAAAGATTACGATTATACAGGTAAGGTCAAAGTCAGAGTTGTAGGGTATCATAACCCAGATAAAGAGATACTACCGACCAGAGATTTACCGTGGGCATCTTGTATCATGCCAGCTGTCTATGCCATGAAGAGTGGTATGGGCTCTATTCAACAGTTACAGGTAAGTAGTTGGGTAGTTGGATTCTGGATGGATGGATCCTCAGCTCAGATACCTATCATCATGGGTAGTATCAGTGACCAGAACCCAAATGACATATACACTAAACTACCCGTACAGAGTGGCAAAGGATATCAACAGATATATGCACCAGATTATGATCCAGACAAGCATGGTACAGGTGGTGGTATAGCTGGTGGTACTGCTGATACTACAGAGACAGATCCTACAACTGGTAACATAACGAAGAGTGAGGAAAAAGAAAAGACAGATGATGTGTCAACTGTCAACGAACGTGGTGAGGGACAAAAGGCAACAGAGGCAATGAAAGCCGCAGATGAAAGGAAGAAGTATTCTATACATGTAGGTAATGGTAAGTGTGGTACACCAGCTGATGTTAAGATCAAAGGTGCTACTGCTGAGTTCCTAAAGTTTGCTAGAGGTATAGAGAAGAATGATATAGGTGAGTTTATTAACAAGAAGACAGGTGCTATTGAAGACTTAGCAGGTGAGATTGAAGCAAT